TGATTTCGTCGATGACCGGCAGGGAGACCTTGCCTGTCCCGGCGAACAGGATGCTGAAATCCGACTCGCCGGAGGTCAGCCCCGGCTGGTGCAGAGTGGGGTAGGCGCCAGAGACGACGACGGCCGCGTCGTGAGCATAATCTGTGGCGTCAAAGACGGTGGTGCCGGACGCCTCATTGAACCAGTAATTAGCCACCGGCTCCAGCGCACTGATCGCCCCGCGCGCCCCGCGCGTGACCTGGCGCACCAGCTTGACCGGCATGGTGTTGGGGTCCGGGGCGCTCTCCGTCTGACCCGGCGGCGCCAGGCGAATCCAGCTGTTGGCCAGGCTATTAGGAACAGCCCCTGCAATACCCGTGCCATCAGTAGTTGTGTAGTCCCCCGCGAATCGGGAGAAGGGGTAGTTGTCGGCCGTCCAGTCAAAACCCGAGGACGGGCTGGAGGTCGGATAAACGCGGGCGTGCGTCCCATAGTAGGGCGCCGAGATCGTGAAGAACCCGCCGCTGGTGCCCGAGACTGTCCAGCTAACCAGGGCGTCGGCTGCCCCGATATTCTGGAGGGCCTCCTGAAAGACGTTGGCCACGTCGTACATGTCCACCACGGCCTCTTCGGTGAAATCCACCGTGACTTCGTACTCATGGCCAATGGCGTCAGTGATGACGTTCACCGACCCCGAGCCGGGGCTGGAGGCCAGGATAATGGCATCGTTACTGGTCTTAGAGGCGATGGTATACCAGCCGGGGGTGCAGCCCCCCTGGACGGAGGTAATATGAATCTGGTCGCCAGACTGCCAGGTGTAGTCGATAAAGCCGCCCACCTTGCCCAGCGTCAGCGTCCCTTCGGTCCAGGTGCAGGTGTTCAGGGCCTTACTGAGGCGCCGGAAGGCCACCTTAAAGCCGCCGGGGTTGCGGGCGGCGGCAGTATAAAAGCTCACCTGGGCCAAGGTGGAGGTCAGGCCCTTGCACTTCATGGCCGCGTAAGTGGCGTTGCCGGAGTCGTAGCGCCAGTAGCCTGCCGTGCGGACGGTGGACTCCTTGGTGCGGTAGACCGTCCCAGTGGCCGGGCGGTTGGAGGCCATCGTCTCCCAGTCATCGAACTCGCCATCGACGGTGTAGCTGCCGCTGGCGACGGCCGAAGCCGGGACGGTGGTGTTCAGGATGAAGGTGTAGTCGGCAATGGTAATGAGCCGCAGTTCATCCGCTCCGGCCCCACCGGCGTCCAGGTAGTCCTGGGCCGCCGCCGAGATCAACACATCGTACTCGACGCCCTCGGGGCTGAACACCCGCAGAACGCCCTGGCCGTAGATCACCAAGTAGCGCTCCTGCCCGTCCCGGTCGATGGCATGAAGGCAGGCAGTGGCCTCGGTGAGGTCATTGATGACGAATACATCCTCGGCGCCCGGGCGCTTCTCGGCATTGTCCCGGACGTTGAAGTAGACGTTATCGCCCGCCTCGACCTGGTTGGCATGGCGCAGCGCCGCCGGTTGGGTAGAGACCCCGCCAAAGAGTGCCGGGATGGCGATACGAGACTTGCCCATGCTACCTCCGGGTGAATCTGCTCCCCGACCGGCCCATCAGCCGCCGGAAATACGGGGAGTGCGCCAGGTTGATGTCCAGCCGGTCTAAGTCCTCCTGCATGGCCCGCAGTTCGGCCTGCGACAGCCGCTTCTGACTGTCCTGGGGCAGGGGGGTCTTGATCTTGGAGCAGAAGTCGAGCAGGGCATGGACGGTAATCAAGTCCCGCAGGCTGATGGGCAAGTCCTCAAAATCCAGGTAGCGGACTTGCTCCACCTCGATGTAGGACGTAAAGGTGAAGGTGTTGCCGTCGCGGTTGTAGAACCGCCGCCCCCGCAGGGTTACGTCCGGGTAGCCCCAGTCCGTAGGATCGGCGGACAGGATGTTGCAGTCCACGTAAATCCAGCCCTCGGTTACGGAGGTCAAGGTGCCCCCCGCGACAGAGGCTCCGCTGTCCCGGCAGGTCAGCAGCTGCCCGCCCTCAAAGGCCGGGCTGCTGTCGTCCACAGCGATGTACACCGCCTCGGTGTCGGCATAGCAGTAGCGGCCGAAAGCCGCCGTAACCGCCTCGACGATCTGCTCGCCCTGGCGCACCGCCGTGGGCCAGCCGCCCGTGTAGGTGATGCGGATGGTGGGCGGGGAGAGCTTTACGTCAGACTCGGTATTGCAGTGCCAACCCCGCTCCTGAATCTTCATAGACCAGCTTTCTAGGCAGGCGTTCGCCTCGGCGGCGATGCCCGTGGTATAGTCTGTGATAGGGCGCAGGCCCAGGTCGGTCAACATTTCATTGATCGCCCCCAGGCGAAACGTAGTCGTGCCCGGCAGCGGGGGGCCGATAGGCGGCGGGGCCGGAGGGGGGACCGGCGGCTCGACCGGCTCGACGGTCGGAGTGACCGTGCCTTGGACGTAGAAGCTGAATGTCGTCAGCGTCCCGCCGGTGGGAGTGTAGGTGATCTGGACCGGGCCGTACTTCGACCCCACGACCTCATCCAGGAAGAACACCTTGAAGGTCGTCGTCGTGTTGTCGGCGATGGTGACTTCCGAGGGGATGGCGTCCGGGTAGTCCGGCAGGGCATTGAAGCCCGCCGGGGCGGCGAAGTGGAACGTCACCGTCTCGGCCCGGTGGTTGTGCAGCACGAACTGGGCGTACTTCTGGCCCGAACCCTCCACGGCGGAAACGAACGCGGTGCCCAGCGCCGCATCGGGAGGCATCCCGTCCGTAACCTGCGTGGTCCCGTCGGCAGCGTAGACCTCGATAAACTTGGGCGTGACCACCGGAGCGGTGATCTCTCCTGAAATGGCGAACGTGAACGAGCGAACGCCCGTGCTGGAGCCAGCCGATTGAATCTGGACAGGACCCGCCGTGGCCCCAATCGCGGCCGTCAGCTGGGCAATGTCCAGAGTTAGGGTCTCGCCGTTGCCGAAGAGCGCGGCGCTCAGGACGTAGGTGTAGCCGGAAGGGCCGATGATGCCTAGCGCCAAGTCCTCGCCCGAAGTGTTGGTCAGGACGAACTGGTGGACGGTGGGGTTGGTGCCTTGCTCCTGAGCAGCGAACAGGGTGCCATCCGTCCCGGAAGGGGTCGCATCGCCGCTGGTGACGAAGACCTCGCCGTATTTCAGGGTGAAAGTCGCCTCGGGCGCCTCGGTCTGCACGACGCCCGTGACGTTCAGGTAGAACACCGTGGCCCCGGCGCCCCAAGTGAACTGCGCGGTGTCGTTCAACGGATTGCCGTTGGTCCCCGTGGCCATCTGGAGGGTCACGGTGATGAACCCGCCCGCCGGGATCGGGGTAGTCGCGTCCGTAACGACAGACCACGAGCCGGACAGCCCGGTGATGGGGCTGACGCTGACGGGGGTGCTGCCCGTATTGTAGATGCGGAAGTCCTTCTGCACCGCCACCGAGCCATTCTGAACGGTGCCGAAGTGCGTCCCCAGCGCCGCCGAGGCGGCCTCGTCGTTGGGGACATCCACCCATTGCCCACTGACATTGCGGCCCTGGAGCAGGATGGACTCGGTGCCCACAGAGCCAGGAATGACGGTACTCCAAACGCCGTGAGCCTCCTGCCCGGCGCCGTAGCTGGCGATGTTGATGGCCGTCCAGTCGTACATCGCATCCGGGATTTGCCCAGCCGCGAACGATCCGGTGGTGGTAGCAAGGATGCGGACGCCCCGGTTGGAGTAGTTGTCGTTGTAGAAGGCGTCGTAGTCCATGTCCAGCGTCCGGTAGGCAACATTACCGTTGACGTTACGGACGTAGATGTCGGCGACGTAGTAGGTGGACGACGGGGCGTTCATCACCCGATACAAGGTGTACCGGCTCTTGTACGTCATCGCCGGAGTGACGTTGGAAGTTCCGTCGTAATCCTTGACCGTCGAGGGAACCACTCCCTGCGCCGTGCCCCACCGGACCAGTATGGCCTGGGCCTCACTGGGGTCAGCCGAATTGGTGACGAAGGTGCAGTGGTCGAAATCAAGGGACACGCAGCCGAACGTCTCCAGGGCCAACCCCGCATTGGCGATGGTCGAGTTGACACGGGATAAGGTGAACTTCACCTTGAACATGGACGTGCCGTCGTGGGCGGCCCATAACTTAATGCCATTGGCGGGCAACACGCCGCTGGGCCAGATGCCGGTCTGATGGCAGGTCGTGTCGGAGATGGTGTTGTTGTCTCCCCGGCACTTCATGTCGATGCAGTCCTCGGCGCAGTGGTCCACGGTACAGTGGGAGATGTGGATGTCGTGGGACTGGGGCCAGCCATCAGCGTCATCCACACAGATGCCATCGGCATCTCCATCCGATCCTTCGTAGTCATCGAAGTTCCAGATGTTGCAGTGGTCGATGGTGATGGTATGGGAACCGTGGGCGATCATGACGCCCTGGCCGTCGCCCTCGTGGATGTCCAGGTAGGACAAGAGCAGGTCGTGGGCCGGGGTGCAGCCCGAAACATAGGAACCGCCCAGCCGCTTGATGTAGACGCCAATGCCGTCGGAGGGGCTGGCGGCGTTGGGAGCCATCCCATTAAGGGTGATGTCCATGTCCACCAGGTCGATGTGGTGGGGGCCGGGGACCGGACCAACGGTGTTGTGGCAGAGCCGGAACGCCTGGCGGAAGCCGTGGACGTTCATATGCTCGAAGCGGATGTACGAAGCGTTCTGGATGGTCATAGCGGCCCCACCCGTGCCGTTGAAAGTCGGGCGCGGACCCGAGAGGTTGCCCCGAACGATGATCTTGGCCGCCGACGTTCCGTTGCGCCCGTTAGGCCATGTCTTGGTGCCGGGAGTGTAGGTGCCCGGCTGGAACTCCAGCACATCGCCCGGCTGGGCAATGGCCATGAAGGGCGTAATGGACAGCCAGGGGGTGGCCAGGTTCTGCGCCTGAGCCGCCGTGCGGCTATCGGACCCGTTTGGGGCAGCGTAATAAGTCGTCATGTCGTCTCCATAATTAGATCGCCCGGCGGCGGGTCATTTCGGACGGAGGATAGTAGATCAGCGCGGCGCCGTTGGGGTCACGCGCCGTCAGCAATAACCCTGGAGCCATCCTTGCGGAGCCACTCCCCCACCCCACCGGGTAGCCGGGGTTGCTTATGTCGGTTCCATTGACTCTCGCAATGCCCCATAAGGCGAATACCCCGCAGGGCGGGGTGGCGCCGGTGCCGCCCTTAGCCATCGCCACGGTGACATCAGTGCCTGTAGTATTCAGCTGAATACCATGCGCGCCCCCGGCACTGCCGCCTACAGCAGTGGCCACGGTGATGGTCATGGCTATCTCTAAGTAAAGCCCCTGGCAGTTTGTGTATGACCCGCCCGTGACAGTGCCCGTAACTGTGAAGGTAACGGTGCCGCCCGAGAAATAGACGCCTCGACTATTGACGGCGACACTCCCGCCGTAGATATCACCATTGATCGCCAGGCTATTGGCCCCGCTGGAGCATTTAATGCAGGGATTATTGGCCCCACCCGATCCGCCATAGATGTTCCCGGTAACAGTCAGGGCCTTCCCCGCCATGTCAACCATATAGATCGTACCAGCGGAAAGGCTGGCTACGATGGTGGATGTGGCGTTGGCCAGGATGAGATTCCCGGCAGTATGCGTAGTGCCGTTAGAGGCCCGGCCCTTGATAGTGGCGCAGGTGTAGGTGGAAGCGTTCGCCCCGTCCAGCGTCAGAGTGTAGCCGTTCAGGTAGATGTTGTCGGTGACGCCGGGAGGGCTGCCGCCGTTGCAGGTAGACCAAAGGGCGTTCTCGCCCAGGGTGATGTCAGCCATTATGGGGCCGCCTCAATACAGAGGGTGGCCGTCCCTGTGTTGTACAGGTAGACCGCCGAGACCGCCGCCTCCAGAACGCGGTCGAAGGCGTCCCGATCCTCCAGGAATGGGCTGGCCGTTGACGCCGTACCCGTGAAGCTGTAGTGGACGCGGGACGACCCAGCCGTGAGCCGCATTTTTAAGCGGGTGCAGAGGCCGCCTAGCGAAACAGTCTGCGCGCCGGCGCTGAGAGCCGCCGTAGCACTGTACGTTGGAGACGCGGGCCACACCTTATCCATATTCTGGATGAGCGTTCCCTTCATGTCGCGCCTCCTTAATCCGTACTCACGACGGCAAAGCCAAAGACCTTGCCCGTGGTGGTGTTGATGCCCAGGTACTCCGAGGTGGCGTTAACTTTCAGGCAGCCGCGCGCATCGGCGTTAAAGGGTATCGTGAAGCCGCCGTACTGACCCATCGGCATGACGCCCGACAGGGCTGTGGCGCCCGAGTGCGCAGCGGTGCCGTTGTATTCGATCTGGACAGTCGTGCCCACCGTGTCGGACCCTAGGACTATCGCATGGAGGGCCGGAATCTTGCCGGACTGCTGCTTGAGGGTTATCCAGCCCGAGGCGTCTTGGGTGATGGCGACGGTGGAGAAGGTTCGCCCCGATCCGGTCTGGAGGTTGATCTGAGTCTGGATAGCCGCCAAGGTAGCTTCGGTGGCCAGGGCGGCGGTCATCCGGGCATAGATATTAGCCAGAGTAGTCTCGGTGGCCAAGGCGGCAGTCATGCGCGCGTAGATGTTCGCCAGGGTCGCCTCTGTGGCCGGGGCGGAAATGATCTTGGCTAGAATGTCCGTCAGCAGCTTGTTGGTGGTCCCGCTGGCAGGCGCGGACGTGTCGCCCAAGCGAGTGGAGACGTTCCCCACTGTCGCCTCAGTCGCCGGCGAGGCAATAATCTTCGCCAGGATGTCGGCCAGCTGCTTATTGACGGTCCCTGTCGCCGGGCCGGTCGTGTCACCCAAGCGAGTGTTAGTCACAGAGACCGTAGCGTCCAAGGCGGCAGAGGCCACGATCTTGGCCAGGATGTCCGAGAGCAGCTTAGCCAGCGTCCCGGCATCGGACGTGGTGCCGACTCGCGCGGCGATGGTCTCTAGCTGCTTATTCACCGTCCCCGTTGCCGGAGTGGTGGTGGCGCCCAGCCGGGCCACGATCTCGGAGTCGGAGGCTTCGATGACACGCAAGGTGTCCGATGAGACTGCCCCTGCGCCTTTATCCAGACTGGCCATTTATTGCTCCTCGATGATATTGCCGTCGGCGTCCACAGGTTTCCAGCCGCCAGCTGGCTCAGGGGGGATCGGGCCGCTGCTTAACCATTGGCCGCGATCTTCGGCGTGAATATGGTGCATGGCAAACGCTTCCATGCCCTCGATCAACTGGAGGTTCACTGTGTCGGTCCTCCAGTCCCGCTCGTTCCACTCCACCCACAGTTCCTTCGGGAAGGTGTTGAAGCTGATGTCGGAGTGGCCCTCCCGCTGGCCGCAGAGCCAAGGGGCGGGGACATAGATGTTCAGCTTGTGCTTGGCGGCCACGCGCGCCATTGTCACGTCACAAACCATCGGGCGGGGTTCATCCAGGATGCCCTGGTAGAGCAGAGGGAGCGTCTTGGGGTTGTAGATGACCGCCCAGGTGCCGAACAGGTAGTAGGCCCGCATGATCCCCGGAGCCACCAGGTGGGGCATATTATCGTCGGGGCCACGGCGGAACAGCCCGCCCAGGTAGATTAAATCCCAATCCTCCGGGACGCGATCCAGGAAGTCCAGGACGCGGGGGGAGAAGTCGGGGCGGAAGGCACAGTCATCCTCGAACACCGCGACGGTGCCCCAGCTGTACCGCATGGCGTCCTCGAAGAGCCGCAGGTACGACCGGAAGCAGCCCCAGCCCCCCTTACCCTCAGTGAAGCTGGCGGGTTTGGGCAGCAGGAAGCCGTCTACGGCGTCGTAGAGTTGGGGAGTGGGGAAGGGGAAGCCGATGGGCAGACCGGCACGGAAACGCTCCAGCCGATCCGCCCGCCGGGCTAAGTGCAGGCAGATTGTGCGATCTACCTTGACCATGAGGTCTCCTTGCGCGAGAAATATTGGGGCTGTCTCTCCAGCCATGTCACGCCTACGCCTATATTAAGGCAGTTCCAGGTCGGCGTTCACCCCAAGATGTCGGCGTCGTCGTGGCCTTGGCATCTGCATTGAGGGGCCACGAAAGCCTTACGCAGATTCGACGCCCTTCGCCGCTAAAGCGGCCTACTCGCCGCTAAAGCCGTAGTTCCGCCAGTAAACCTCGACGGTGCCGGTGAAAGTAATGCCGATGCCAGTGACGGCCATGCCGCCCGCAGCCACCGCACAGTTCAGGTAAGCGTCGATGGCCGTGCTGGTCCCATCCAGAACCGCCCCGGCCGTCGCGCCCGAGGGGGCCACGACGTTGGAGGTCTGATTCTTGTTGGCGTAAGACAGCACCGTGGTCGAGAAGGCAATCTCGTACTTCCCAGCGATGTTGCAGCCGGTCGTGGTCAGCGCGGCCTGGGAGAGGCCAGCCACCACAGTGCCCAAGCCGATGTCCAGGTCGCACTGAGTGGTGACGTTGGTGCCATCGGCGACCAGCAAGTCCCACTTCATCTGGCTGGACATGATCTCAATGGCGCCCTTCGGGAAGGTGTAAATCTTCTTGCCGCCAGCGCCCTGGGTAGAGCCGGTCGAAGAAATCGTCAGGCTCAGGGGGAAGTTGGTGAACTTGAACACGGTCTTGTGCAGACCGCCCTCAACGAACTCCGACACCTTGCAGTAGGCGGCAACAGTGCTGTCGCTGACGTACAGGGCGCCGGGCTTATTACGCATCTTCATCATATCGGACATGGTAGTTTCCTTTCGGACCTGCTAAGGGTCCACTTACGGGGGTTAGGGGACTTTCGTGAAGCCCGCCTCGGTCTTGGTGGATTTGTCCGCCCAGATATCACAGTCGGCGTGGATGAGCCGCATCGCCAGGCTGTAGTAGTCGCCTGGGCTGACGGGCTGGACGATCCGCTTGATCTCGTCCAGCAGGGCCTGCTTGGACGCAAAGGCGGGGTAGGGAACGGAGGCAGTATGGGCCATAGATTACTCCTCACGACCGACCGGGGGCCAGGCGGGGGAGGACTCCCGCCCGGCACTCCCGGCCGTCGCGCAAGGGATTACGCCGTGAAGATGGCGCCCGCCAGTTCGGGACGCAGGATGCCCATGCCCTTAAGCATAGCCACCCCGATGTTCCACGAGCGGGTGCCAGGAATCTTCTCGACTTCGGTACTGATGTTCTCGGCCACCAGCGCGCCGACGCAGCCACGGATCACCACGACGGCAGCCAGCTTGCGCAGGTCCACCTGGTAGGCCGCGGTGCCGTTGATGCTGTACTCGGTGTCTGCCGACCAGTTGGCCCCGGTGACGGACGTGTAGGGCACGCCCTCCTGAGCCGCGGTGGGCATGTACATCGTCTCCAGCACCCAACAGTCCTCGACCTTGAGCAGCTTGCCCGTGATCTTGTCACTGTAGGCGCTGTCCACATAGTCGCGGGAGAGCAGGGTGTTGTCCTGCCGCAGGACGCGGTGCAGGTACGGGCCGACGAACACGTACTTCTCGCCCGTCACCTTGTCCTCGCGGTACTTCTGGCAGATTTCGCCGATGTCGTCCTGGAGGTTCCGGGAACCGGTCAGCGAGAGGGGGTAAGCCTCCTTGATGCCGGTGGTGGAGGCCGTCCGGGGCGTGGTCAGCAGCTGGCCCCCCAGGAACGCGCCCACGGCCGACGCCTGGGCCGCCAGGGCAATCTGGCGGATGGTGTGGTTTTCCACCAACTTGGCCAGGGAATTGCCCGCGTTGATGCCCGCCTGGACCTGGAGGTCATAGTGCTGAATGAACCGATCCAGCGAAGTCACGTTGTAATAGGTGATCGCCTCACGGTCCTCCAGGGAGATGTTGCGGGCCAGCTTCTCGATCTGCTGGCCAACGATGTCGCTGCCCGGCTCATGCGCCTGGGCCACGCCGTCGTCAGCGATGCAGATGAACTCTTCGGTCTTGGCGCCCGTAAAGGGCTTCTTCACCGCCAAGTCCCAAATCTGGGTGCGCTCGAAGAAGTTGCGCATGACCTCGGACTCGAACACCTTCTTGGCGAGATTCCACTCGCCCGGCGCGGCCGCATGGTCATTGTACAACGCACGATCAGGAACAGTTGCCATTGGTATACTCCTTGGCAGGGTCTAACGCAACGGCCTGTCCAGGGGTATCCCGCGCAACCGGGCCGCAGGGCGGGTGTCCGGTCCATTCGGGGCCAAGGGTTGGCCTAACTGCGCCCGGCAACATACCGGGCGCGGAACTGTTTCGCCACTTGGGCGATCAGCTACAGAATCTTAGTGCAAACGTCGGAGGGGGTGGCCTCCAGGCGGTCCTGGACCGCCTTGCGGTAGGCCGTGTCCCGCTGGTAGCGGGGGTCTTTCATGGCCGCGCGGACTTCGGCGGCCGAGGCAAAAGCCTTAACGGCGCCTCCGGCGGCAGGTGCGCCGCCCTCCAGCATGTCCGGCGTCTTGCCTTCCTTGACCGCCAAGTCATAGCGGCCCTTAATCTCCAGCACCGCCCCAACGGCGGTCGCCGGATTGCCCAGCCGAGCGTTAAGTTCCTGCTTCTCGGTTGGGGAGAGGGAGGCGGCGAACTTCAACAGCGTGTCCAGCTGCTGCTCACCCCCGGCCACCTGGGTGGCCTGGGCGACGGCCTGCTGGGCTTGCTGCTGGGCCTGGCGAATCTGGGTAGCGACCACGGTATCCACGACGCCCTTGCCAGCTTTGTACTTGTCCTTGAACTTCTGATACGTCTCGGGCTTGAGTTGGCCGTTGTTCTCGGCCATTTCAGCCACGATCTGGTCTTGGGTCATCCCCACCCCCTGAAGCGCCGCCTCGACGGTGAAGTTGTCGTCGGTAAAGGGGCTTGGGGCTTCGGGAATGGCCAGCGGCCCCTTGGACCGCTCGGCCTGCTCGCGGGCGCGGAGGGAGGCAAGCTCGTTGTACGCCTTGGCCTGGTCCTCCACGGTCTTGTACTTCTCCTGGAGCCACGCCGGGCGCTCGGGAGCCTTCTCGGCCTGCTGCTCTTGTCCTTGCGCGGTTTCGTCTGCCATGTTCTGCTCCAAATTAAGGGTGACTTAGCCTCCGGGCTAAATTTAGGGCTGGGCGGCACGTTGCACCGCCATGTCCCCCAGGCTCTTAAACGCCTGCTTGGCGGCATCCGGCATAATCTGCTCCCGCATACGCTGCTGGAGTTCGGCTTGCAGTTGCTCGGCGGTTTTCATCAGGCCCGCAGTATCGACATTCAGACCCATAAACACCCGGTCCAGGACGACATCCAGGTTGATCCGGTTCAGCCCCTCGGGATAGGTCGAGACGATCTGAAGGGCCGTCAGTAGATTATCCAGGTCCATCTGCTTAGACAGGGCGGCCGCCCCGGTCAATATCTCGGTTTTCAGGAGCCGCCGGTCGATGGGCAACATCGTCCCATCAGCCTCCATCATGGCAAAGACCTGCTCGATGTCGGGCTTCTGGAGTTGCTCGGCGATCTGGATGTAGGGGCCGCCCAGGGCGCCCTCCAGTTCGCGGGCGATCCGCATAACCGCCGTCGCCGTCACGCGGTCTCCGGTCGGCATGGACTCCCGCTCCAGGAGCATGGCGCGAGCCAGGGACGCCTCAAGCTCCTTGGTGCC